ACAGACGTTGAGAACTCAGGAATTACCCCATTACCAAACAATGCTGCGGTGAGATTCGCCAGCGACGGAGTGTTAACCTGTACTGACATTACATTTGACAAATGCGGATTTACTAATACCACTTATGCATTTAACACCACCGCAGGCATGTACGGAATCACTGTGTCCAACAGTTTGTTTAACATATTATATCAAGGCATTGTACTAGACGTCAACCCCAGCAACTTCCGTGCACTACACAATGTGTTTGACAATATCTACGCAGAAGCAATTTCATATGGAGATATCAATCTCAACGTGTCGGCGTATAATGCGTTTAACAATGTAGGCTTTGGTATCAGCAACACTGGTCCAATATCACCGGTTATTACCTTTAACAATGACAACAATGTGTCGGTGCATGACTTGTTCACTAGATCAGATGCAGATGCCTACACAATCCCCCGAATAGAAATTATTACAGCTGGGCAGACCATGTCGGGTGGCACTCAGTTGCAGATGGGAGCATACACTAGAGAAACAGGTAAAACAGTCACATTGGTCAACAACGTGGTCAATCAGACTATTTTATCTGTTAATCAATTGTATACCAAGGCGTTTCAAATGCAGTACTCTATTCAACGCGACAGCAATATTCGTTACGGTATTTTGACCGTGACCGGCAACGGTGGTAATTACAACGACGACTATACTGAAAATTCTAGCACCGGCATCACTTTGTCGGCTACACAAGCTGGAAATCAGATATCGGTGTTGTTTACATCATCTAACACTGGTGTAGACGGAACTTTAACTTACTCTATTTCACACCTATCCTAATGTGGCCAAACACGTTTGAAGAACAGTTGGCAGATTGGCACCAACTGCGTACTAATCTTGCCACCGCTGACATTGCAACTCAAGTGGCAGTGATCAATGACTGGTGGTTTCGCGTACCAATAGTTGCTAGACATTTAAAATGGGACGAGGTCAAAAACTGGCCCGGCCCCTGGGATCTATTGGCCGACAACACCTATTGTGAGCTTGCTCGCGGGCTTGGAATGCTGTATACTATGTTGATGATTAACAACCTAACAGACATACACGCATCACTTGTTCAAACAAAAACTGATAATTTAGTCCTAATTGAACATGGGAAATATATAATGAATTGGGCACCCAGGGTAGTGTTAAATATCGAATCCACACAACTCACCATCCAACGCCAGCTGGATAGTTCAATTTTACATCAACATCTAGGCTGAATAAATGACACAAACACAAGTACAAAAACGCAACGGCAATCGCGAGCCATTAAACATTGAAAAATTACATAAAGTGGTATTTTGGGCCACACAAGGAATCACAGGAGTATCAGCATCTGAAGTTGAAATCAAAAGCCAACTGCAATTTTATAATGGTATCCCAACTGCAAACATTCAAGAGACCTTGATCAAAAGTGCAGCTGATCTAATCAGCGAGGATACTCCAAATTATCAGTATGTTGCTGGCCGCTTGATTTGCTATCACATACGCAAACAAGTGTACAACACATTCACTCCATGCCATTTGCATGAACTGGTCAAGCTCAATGTTGAGCGTGGGTTCTACGATGCTGAACTATTGACCACTTACTCAGCAGACGAGTGGGATCGCATCAATAGTTTTGTACGCCACGAACGTGACGAAAATCTTACCTATGCTGCCATGGAACAATTCCGTGGCAAGTACCTGGTGCAAAATCGTGTTACCAAAACCATATACGAAACCCCACAAGTGGCGTATGTGTTGATTGCTGCCACATTGTTCAGTAAGTATCCAGCCAGCACCCGCTTGGCCTACGTCAGAGACTATTACGATGCAATTAGCACACATCAAATCAGTTTACCAACTCCAGTCATGGCAGGTGTGCGAACTCCGCAACGTCAATTCAGTTCATGTGTGTTGATTGAAACTGGTGATAGCCTAGACAGCATCAATGCCACAACTTCTAGCATTGTCAAGTATGTGAGCCAAAAAGCCGGCATTGGCATCGGGGGCGGGCGCATCCGAGCACTTGGAAGTCCCATACGCAACGGCGATGCTTATCACACTGGCGTGGTTCCTTTTTACAAGATGTTCCAAGCCGCCACTCGTAGTTGCAGTCAGGGTGGGGTTCGTAACGGTGCTGCCACCATGTATTATCCCATATGGCACCTTGAAGTTGAAGACTTGATGGTGTTAAAAAACAACAAAGGTACAGAAGATAATCGTGTGCGCCACATGGATTACGGTGTGCAGTTCAACAAGTTAATGTACGAACGCTTGCTGTCAGGTGGAGATATCACATTGTTCAGCCCACATGATGTGCCAGAAATGTACGAAGCATTTTTTAACGATCAAGATCGATTCCGTGAATTGTACGAGTCAGCTGAACGCAGTACCAAGCTAAGAAAGAAAAAACTCAAGGCAATTGATCTGTTTACTACTTTCATGCAAGAGCGCAAGGATACCGGACGAGTATATTTACAAAACGTTGATCATGCCAACACTCACAGCAGCTTCAAGTCTGATTTGGCACCAGTTAAAATGAGCAATCTCTGCTGTGAAATCACACTGCCAACCAAGCCGTTAAATGATGTCAATGACACCGATGGTGAAATTGCATTGTGTACTCTTAGTGCATTGAATTGGGGTGTGTTTCGTAATCCCGAGGACATGCAAAAGGCCTGCAATCTAGCAGTGCGCGGTCTTGATGCACTGTTGAGTTATCAACATTATCCAATTCTGGCAGCACAGATGGCCACCGAAGCACGTAGGCCACTTGGCGTTGGTATTATTAACTTTGCTTACTGGTTGGCCAAGCATGATCTAAGTTACAGCAATCCTGCATCTCTAGCTGAAGTAGATCGTTGGGCCCAGCACTGGAGTTATTATTTGATCAAGGCCAGTGCTGACCTGGCAGCAGAATTTGGTGCATGTCCCAAGAGCAACGAAACAAAATATCATGATGGCGTGTTGCCAGTTGACACGTACAAGCAAGAAGTTGATGAGTTGTTACCGCATACTGATTGTGTGGATTGGGAAGGTCTCCGCGAACAATTGCGCCGAACAGGGATTCGAAACAGCACACTAATGGCTCTGATGCCAGCTGAGACCAGCGCACAAATTAGCAACAGTACCAATGGTATCGAGCCTCCCCGTAGCTATGTATCAATCAAACAAAGCAAGGATGGTGTGTTAAAACAAGTGGTGCCAGAGTATAGAAGACTAAAAAACAAGTACGAGTTGTTGTGGGATCAAAAAAGCCCCGAAGGCTACTTGAACATCATGGCAATTTTGCAAAAATATATCGACCAGGGCATCAGCGTAAACACCAGCTACAATCCTCAATTCTACGAGGATGAAAAGATACCAATGAGTGAAATGCTAAAGCACGTGATTACTTTTTACAAATACGGTGGCAAACAGTTGTATTACTTTAACACATATGATGGACAGGGCGAGATTGACATTGATCGCATGACTGGTCGCGCTGTTCTATCAGAATCAGTTGATAACACTCTGGCAGATGATGCAGACTGTGACAGTTGCAAGATTTAAGAAAGATAAAAATGAGCACATTAAATTTACGGAAAAATCGCGATCATACCACCAGTCTTGCTTTCCTTGACCCACAAGGGTCAGTTGGTATGCAACGATTTGACACACTTAAATATCGACAATTTGACAAACTGACTGACAAGCAGTTGGGGTTTTTTTGGCGACCAGAAGAAGTAGATGTGTTGCGTGATGCCAAGGACTTCAAGGACTTGACAGATTTTGAACAACACATTTTTACCAGCAATCTAAAACGACAGATACTGCTAGACAGTGTTCAAGGCCGCAGTCCCAATTTAGCATTTGGACCACTGGTATCCATACCCGAGTTAGAAACATGGATCACAACATGGACGTTTAACGAAACAATTCATAGTCGTAGTTACACACACATTATTCGCAATGTGTACAGTGACCCAAGCAAAATCTTTGATGAGATGTTGGACATTGAAGAAATTTCAGAGTGTGCCATTGATATCACCAAATATTATGATTCACTAATTGAATCCAGTCTGTGGTATCAAACCTTAGGCGAAGGAACCCACAAGGTCAACGGAAAGGAAATTGTCGTCAACTTGTATGATCTCAAGAAAAAGTTGTGGTTGGCAATAAATTCTGTCAACGCTCTTGAAGGTATAAGATTTTATGTGTCGTTTGCTTGCTCATGGGCATTTGCTGAATTGAAAAAAATGGAAGGCAACGCCAAGATTATCAAATTGATTGCACGTGATGAAAATGTGCACTTGGCTAGTACACAGACACTGATCAAACTATTGCCATCTGATGATCCTGATTTTGCTCGAATCAAGGAAGAAACTCGAGATGAGTTGGTAGCAATGTTCAATGGTGCTGTGGCCCAGGAGAAAAAATGGGCTGAATACTTGTTTAAAGATGGGTCCATGATTGGACTCAACAAACAGTTGTTGTGCGACTACGTGGATTGGATTGCACACAAACGCATGACTGCAATTGGTCTCCCAACCACAGTCAAGACCGGCTCAAACCCATTACCGTGGACAGCCAAATGGATCGCAGGAGCAGATGTACAAGTGGCTCCACAAGAAACAGAAATTTCCAGCTACATCATTGGTGGTACCAAACAAGATGTGGATAGCAATACATTTACAGGATTTAGTTTATAATGTTAACAGTTTACAGTAAAAATAATTGTCCTTTTTGCGTCAAGGCAAAATATCTATTAGATCAAAAAGGCATTGCGTTTGAAGAAATTAAAATTGACGAGGACAGTGATGCTCGTGAATTTATTGTGGGTGCAGGACATCGAACTGTGCCTCAAATTTACAAAGACGGCAAATTATTTGTTGAGGGTGGCTTTGAGGGGTTAAGTAAACTTAGCGTTGATGAACTTCAAGCACGTTTAAACTCTAACTTAGGAACACCATGACACCTGCATGCAATGAAATTTACACTTTCAAACTTATCACTGGCGAAGAAATTGTTGCCAAAATTATAGAACTTCACGACACTTACATGATGATCAAGCAGCCAATTTGCTGTGTTGTTAGTCCACAGGGTCTACAAATGATGCCCAGCTTGTTTAGCTCAAATATTGACAAAACTGTAAGGCTAAATAATTCTAGTTGGGCCATGGTGGCCGAAACTCGTGAGGATGTGGCCAATAGCTATATTCAAGCCACAACAGGAATTGCCGTGGGCAAACAAATATTAACTGGTTAAAATGGCACACCGGTTTGACATTATTTTAAATGGCAAACTCTGTACCTACACCAGGTATGACGATGTACCGCAGGTGTTTGAACACCTGGTTGCATTTTTGCCCGAAATACCCCCTGGACCGCATACTCATGAACAACACGAAGAAATTGATTCGTGGAATAGTAAGTTTGAACAATTATTGGAGAGAGCCACATGCGTCCAGCAGCAAGATTAGGCGATTCGTGCATTCCGCACTGTAGCCCAATGTCTATTATGACAGGGGCAACAACTGTCCTTATCAATGGCAGACCAGCAGCCAGACTTGGTGACAGTGTAACACCTCATCTTCAACCTGCTAGAAGATGTCGTCCTCACACTGCATCTATCATATCCGGCAGTGCAACAGTGTTTATTGAAGGCAGGCCGGCTGCCAGACTTGGAGACAAGTTGCTGATGTGCACAGCCATTGCATCTGGTAGCTTTAATACCTTTATTGGTGGATAACTAGTGTCTGTATTATCTCCAGTTATGACTATTGCAGGGGCCGGCCTCTTGCCTAACCCCCCGGCTGATGTGGGAGTTGCATTGGCCATTCCCACAGCACTTGCCAATGCTGTCAGCGCATACACCAGTGTGCCGATTATTTCGCAATTGCAAGGCATCTGGGGCAATGTTGGCAATTCTCTAACACAATCCACATTTGTATCTTTGTTGACCATGGGCGCCAATAATTTTCCGGCAGTCACTGGTGTGGTACCATCCTCTACCCCACTGCTGAGTCTAGTGGTCAATGGATTGTATCTTGGATACGATAATACTGTAAAATATGTAGTTGGAAATACAGTGTCCTATACTGGCAATGTGTTTGTGGCAACTGCTGAATCGCAAGATGAAACACCAACTGCAAATTCAGCTTTCTGGGATATCAACATTGATGTTTACTCTCTGCCAGGCATAGTAACAACAGATGCAAATGCCTTGTTGGGCAATGGCGACCTTGATGTGTTCTGTCAGGTGTTTAGTGGTGCCCAGGGATATGTTTCACAATCCAATTACAACATAAATGCTGTAAACAATAGTGATATATTGGTCACAACATTTGATGTGGCCAAGGGCGGAATGACAACATTGACCACTGGGGCACTCAATCAAGTAAGCACTGATCTAGTGGCACTGTCAGCTGACCTAATCAAACTAGGAAAATTGATAGATTTAACAGCACTCAACAGTTTTGGCTTGCCTGGCACACTGTTGGCACAGGTGGGTAAAACATGCGGTGGCATTCCACCATCAATTGCGGTTTTATTGATTGGCGCTGGTATTTCTGAATCTCAAATATTGTTATTGGCATCCGGTGTAAATCCATTGAGCCCTAGCGAGGAGAAGTTGGCATATTCAGCAATGGAAAAAATTGTTGGAAGCGCACTGGATCAGATGCTCGCATTGCTAGGAGTGACCACAACTGGGTTAACCAATATGGCACAGTTGTTGAATCTGGTTTACATTTTGCCCGGTAGTTATCGCACACTAGTATGCCCCAATAACGATGTGTTACTGCCGGTATATCTAGCCAACAACACAGTCAATTCAGATCTAATACCAGTAGTTGACAACAGCATTGTTCAAGCCTACACTGGTCCCAACAATCAAGACAGTTACCAAGTGATGAAGTTTGTGATACCACCTGACCAGGCTCTAGCTGCCAAGGCCTTCACTCGTGGACTACAGCAAATTAAAGGAATCACCAATTCTACTTTGCCAACATTTTCTAAAGCAATGGCTCTGGTAGAAACCAATACAGATTTGCCGGCTGTGAATGCACTGACCACTCCAGTTCCAGATTCAGTAAAAACAACATATACATCTGGGCTAGGCAGCGGCTCGGGACCTCGCGGAACACTGCTGTTAACTGATGTCCTGGGAGTGTTAACAAGTTCAATTTTTACCCTGGGATTTACATCTGCGGCTAATTCAATCACAAACACAAACACAGCTGCCTTGTCAAGCGTCTACCAGTACATGGCCAACACCCAAGCCGGCGATTACAATGATCCAGATCCAGCAACCACAATCACAATTCCAACTGGGCCAGCAGCCGGAACCTATAGCAGTTTAGATGATGCATTTTCTGCAGGACTAATACCGGCAGCAAACTCTGCAATTGCAAACATAGCAAATGCCAATCCAGCTACAGTGAGCTCTACTAATACTACCTGGACTGATATAACTACTGAATTGGCACGTGAAGCTAGCAATCAACAAAAAGCTTTGATAAACTTTGGTACAATTTATAGTTCACAAAGTTCAAATTCATCAGGACTGAGTTTTGCCAGCGGGTTGCATCAATACGGAACTGAAGTTGAACCAGGCCAGGCCAACGAGGTTTTGACTGCACTGGCCAACATGTCTACGCTGAGTGGTCAATGTATAATTGCAAGCTTGCGAGAAGGTCGCAATCTAGCGGCTCTACAAGACGCCAACATTGACATGGACACACAGCTTCCGGGCACTTGATTTTTAAAAAGTAATACAAAGTACTACTTTTTTAGGATAAAAATACACAATTTTGTTGTAAAAATACAACACCTAATTCTGGTTGACCAGAAATGCTCCATTTGCTATAATACAAGTATAGTAAGAAACAAAGGAGCTGAAGATGCTGAAATTTGCAAATATTGCCCGAGTTGGCGACACAATCCGTGCATACGATTTCAAACCCATGTTGGGCCGAGATGATTGTTTTGTTGAGGGTGTTGTTGAAAAAATTGACAACAAAGGTTACGACTGCTTTGTGATTGTAGTCACCAAGGACAGTTGGAGTGACAGCGAAGACAAGGGCCGCGTTGGTAAAGAAGTCTTTGTGCCATTCGAAGTCAGCTTTATGGAATTTGATGCTCGTGTTATGAATCTTAGCCGCTGAAAGGATAAAAATGTCTCGAGGAATTTGTCCAGTTTGCAACGGCTCTTGCCGAGTACCTCTCAGTCCAGAGCAACAAAAATACAAACATGTTTATTCAGGGTATGATAAATCTACCGATACCCTTGCTTGCAACAATTGTGGTGGCCAGTACATGTTTGGAAACCCGCGAGGTGACGTTCGTCTAAACAAACAAGGCGAACCTTGCACACATCTTTACCAAAGCTCTAATGCTGGTCGTTGTTTGACCAATTATCGATGCAGTCACTGCGATGACCAGTATCAAATTGACAGTGGTGATTAAGGTTGATTTTAAAATCAACATGTTGTATAATAGTTGTTGCAAATTGAGTAAGTATTACAGGAGCTTGAAATGATACGTGATTTAACATCACCAGAATATAATGGGATCAAAGTGGCGGCAGATTGGATTCGCGACCTAGAAAGTAGCGACAGCAGACTTCATAAAGAAAAAGTGATCGAGAAAGCATTAATGGCCTCTCAGCTGGGGAGCGCCAACGCACAGATTTTCTTGTTCAACTGCTATCAGGCCTACAATCCTTTCTACACATTCAATGTAAGGCAAGTGCCAGAAACGTCGGGCCTCACTGGCCGCGACAATCCTTGGCCAGTGTTCTGGGCCCTGTTGGAAAATCTACGTACCCGTGGTATCACAGGACACCGTGCTCGTGATCGTATTCAAGAAGTAGCCGAACAGTTTGACTCAGACGAGTGGAATAACTTGGCCCGCAGAGTGATCATCAAGGACCTG